TTTAAGCGCCATATAAAATCTAATTCTTTAGGTTCTGCCATTTATTTCATCGCCTTTCCCGCCACTCTTGCCCACGAATCGCCATGAATTGCTTTTGCCTTTAAATCCCATCTAGGACCCGTCCCAGGAGTTGTGTAATTAGAATGCTGAGTGTAGAATTGTTTCCTTGAATAAGGAACGTTGTAGATAATAGACTTCATATCTAATGCCATAGTAGATTGATTCCTCAAATCACCTGTAAGCATTGGCACATAAGAATTCATGTCAGCATGTACTTGATTAATAAGCGCATACTGCCCAAGTTTAGTCATCTGACTCACACGAACAGGAATCCCAGTTAGGTCTTTTGTCATCTTTACATGTGCCATTAGATCACTTCCAATTCCCAATGCCTTATCTTATTCTTAGTCGGATAATAGCAATCAATTACTTTTTTAAGTGTGTAATCATTTCCGTTAAATGCTATTTTAGACTCTTCCACGAACTTTTTAGGGATGTTAGTGCTATGAGTCGAATCTACAAAAATAACCGCATTAGCAACTATCTTTCTTTCGGTAGAATCACGGCTAAAGACTGTTTCATTATCAAATCGTACATACTTAATTGTTACTGGATCATCATACAAAGGATTCCCATATGAATCCTTTTTACCTGTGTGTTCCTCGTAACTAATAGAGTGGATAAGCCACTTTTTAGGCAATGGACCGATACGCATTTAAATCACCCCTAGACCACGATAGAGAAGCCCTGTATCTTTTAGGTATAAAAAGGCATCATCTGAAACAAGATTGTTCTGCTGTTCATTTTGTGCTGAATTCCTAGCACCTTTTGAAACGGTTGTCCTGCCAATAGTCACTGTTCCAGGTTCATTCAGTCCATGGCTGTTAGTTGCCCCCATATTATGAAAGTACTCAATTTGTGCAGCAACCGCCTTTTTAAATTGCTCGCTACGGAATGAAACATCATCTTCTAAGCTATTAAACCTATAAAAATGACGAGTGACACTATCAATAGCATCACTCGCTCGTTTCAATAATCTATCGAATACTTGTGATTCAATCTCAGTAAATCCTAATTCGTTATATTCTTCATAAGTTAGATAAGGCATTAACCTTCACCCTTTAAACCTTCAACCTCTGCTTGTAAATCAGCTACGGTTTGTTCGAGTGCTTCTAACGCTGCTTTATCCGCTTTGTTAGATAGTGATGAAGAGTTCGCTTTTTTGCTTAATTCAGCATCTACTTCATCCTTGGTGTAGTAATTCTCTGGATCCATTCCATTACCACCGCCTACATTTTTAAAAAGATCCACTAAATTATAGACCTTTCCGTCTTCTCCTAAAATGCGCCCGCTTTGAGCAGTTGCATTTGTCATATCATAAACTCTAGGCATTATTATTCAGCTCCTCCTCCGCCGTTGCCAGCAATTTGGATACCGCGTACACGTCCGGCCTTGCGAGTAGCTTTTAAAGCGACTGCCGCAACCATTTCAACATCACCTGTTTTAACAGCTCCTGGGCTGTCGAAGTTAGGCAAGTAATTGCGGATTACGCCATTTCCAGTGGGTGAAACGCCGTGGAATCCGTCTAAACCAAGATTGACAGCGTATAAATCAGTAGCACCATCATCGACGCCAATAATAGGAACGGATGCAGAACCGTTGTAAAAGTAACCTAAATCAATTAATGGAATACCGTCATACATGTCAACCGTACGCCCGAATGCATCTTCCGTCTGTGTAAAGTACCCAGCGCGGCGGGCAACCGATTTAATCTTAGTGATTAATTTGTTATTACCCATAAGCATGGATGGGCGACCGTCTAATTCAGACAAGAAGCCATCAACTTCATCAAGGAAGGCATGTTTATTGTTTTCTAGGTTTGTTTCGTTTGAAATATCTATAGTTGTTTGCAAATCTGTTGAAGTGCCCTTAACTGCTTTAGCTAAACCGTCAAATGCCTTTGCATCTTCTTCTGAATCACCGTTAATAACGGTATTGTGGAATAGGTTTGCAGCCGCTTTGATTTTTTCTCGCATTTGGAAATTCATTTCGTTAATCTGACCGCTTGTGTCTTGAATTACCCGATCAATTTGATAAGAACCACCGAAGATTTTCAAGTTAACAAATTTATTTTCTCGTACAGCTTCATTTGGTTTATATTCCTCGTTAAGGTTACGGAATTGACCTGTAGAAGGTGTTTTTAAACGTGTGTAACCATAAGTCAGTGTGCTTCCGCCTGTACCAGGTGAAACTGCATCATCAAATGTCAACATATCTAAAAGCAATGAACTACGGCGGAATTCATCTACTACAAACTGATCAATCTTATCATTCATACCTACTTTTGCTTCTTCTAATGTAATGGGCATAAATTAATCATCCTTTTCTTTTAATTTATTTTGAATAATGTTGTGCAAGCGCTTCTTGCAAATTGGAAGGTTCTCCGTTCCCACCTGTTTGATGTTGCCCTGTTGTAAAACTAGGTTTTGGTTCGCTTTGTTGTTCATCTTCAAACAGATAAGAATCTGATTCTTTAAGTGCTTCTAATTGATCATCAAGATTTAACAGCTTATCGCCATCAAGTTTAATTTTTTCAGTATCAAGCAATGCTTTAACTGCTTTTGTGTTCTTTACTTTTGCATTAGTTAAGGCTTTTTCAAGTGAGAAATCAAACGCTTGGCTTTCTAGTTTTTCTTGATATTCTTGTTTAGTGTTTTCGTTTTCTTGCTGTAATTCATCAATTTTTTGTTGTAGACCATCAGCATCTATTTTCTTTAAATCTTCAAGTTGCTTATCTCGGTCATCAAGCTGTGTTTGTAAATCTTTAACTGTTTGATTTTTTTCGTCAAATTTTTCTTTAGGAATCCAATTCCCATCAGATACAATCGCTAGTTTTTTATCACCTGCTTTTTCAATGACTTGGTTGTATAATTCTTCTCCAAGTAGCTCTTTTAATGGCATCTATAATCGACTCCTTATTAATGTTTTTTAACATGTCACACCTCATGCGTTAAGGTTGCGCTTAGTTTAACCCCAAACCCTTAAAATGGGCATAATAAAAAAGCCTTTTATATCGTCTTGCTTAGGACGCGTTTTAAATGATTTTCCTTACTAATAGAGGTTTGCGTGATAGCACTTGATGTTTCCTTGTCGTATCTTTGGGAACAACCCAACTTGAGCGTAATTTTCTTTCTTCGGCAACCGCCTCAATAGCTTCAAGGATTGAATTCCAAAACGACTTAATGTCATTCCATATTGTTTTTATGACGTCTTTAAACTCCTGAAAATCATTCATGAAATCACCCTTTCTCTATCATATTGTCTAGTTCTACCACTAGAATTTATGAATTTCCTCATTGCAGCTTGCCTATTTCTAACAAGGTTCTTATAGCGCTGGATAGATACTTCATCACCTGTTGTCTCAGCTATTTTAAGCGCTTGTTTAGCTCTTCTTATTTGTCTTTCATGGTAGCGTTGTTTTTGCCTTAATCTTCTATTCTTATCCATTTCTTCTTCGCTGTATTGCGGTTGATTATTCTCGTTAATTCCCTCAATAAATGGGAAGAACATATGACGACAATTTATTCCCCTCAATCCCCATGGTTCACCATAACCGTAATCATAAACGCTTGGATAATCAGTGTCATTTTCACTTGGATCTTTTAGAGTAGCGACTTTTCCTTGTATATGTGAGCAAACTTCCCGGGGATCGGGTAAAGAACTAACTAATACCAAATCTAAGTCATATTCCTTCATACGTTCCATTCGTAAATCATTGTAAACATTGTTTGTCGTTGTTCTTATGACTGATTCTGCATACCTTTCTAAATTCCAAACGTTACCGCCACGGTCTACAAATCCAGTTCTCAAACCACTATTCGCCCACTCCACAATCGTTTCAGTGATTGCTTGATTAATAGTTTTAGTGCCAGCAAGCACTTTGCCTGTAGTTTCTTCAATAATTTTACGATACATTTTAGAAACAGTACCTTTGCCATAGTTCGTGTCAATAAGCGATTGATTAATGTAATTATCATATTCTTTAAAAGCTCCTGCAACGAACGTTTCTAACACCTTATCAATGTGACTTGGCTTAGGCAAAGTATCATAAATATCTTTCAATTCATGATCTACACTTTCGATTGTAACAACACCAGTATCTTTTATTGCTTTTCTAATTTCCTTTTCAGCTTTACCAGTAGTTTGTGAGAGTGCCTTGATAGTATCCTCATTTACTAATCTTAACTGGTTCATTTTATCGACTTGCCACTGAAATACAGTGTCTTTCGTGATATTCTTGGATGTTTTCAAGCGTTTAGCAATCATCTGGAACACTTCATCTTCTAATGCTCTGTAGATGTCAGTGACTGGTTCTGTGAACAAGCTAAGCTGCTCTGGTGTGATTTTAGGCTTTTTCGGATCCATTTAATCACTTCCTCTTGATGCAATTGCCCCACAAATAAGAATTACCCATAGCGTAGTCAACCAAGGATGGGAATATATCACATCTAACATTTTAATCACTCCCTAGCACCAAACAAAACAGAATCATCCGGTTCTCGATTCTCTTGTCCTTCCTCATCAGCAATTTCTTTCAGTATTTCCAGGGCTTCATCCTCAGTTACACCGTGAATCTTCATAATGGCTCTTTTCTTGGACTGCAATCCATTCAGCACCATTTGAGACTGTTTGTCTATTTCAGCGCTTTTGTCTTCTGCTATGGAATCGTCAAAAGTGACAGTTACTTCATATTCACCTGAAACACTAATCATGCCGTAAAGCTCGCCCATAGCAACAACAGAGCCAATCAACTCTTGCAATGCTGATTCAATAATGATTTCGTGTGATTGCTTAGACTTGAATGTCTTAGATTGCTCAGAAATGACTTCTGTAGCTGTTTTCATGGACTGACCATCAAACGTAAAGGTACCGCTTGAAAAACCTATCTGCATAGCGAAAAGATTCAATAAAGCATTAATAGCGCTTATATGCTCTTCTACCCTTAACGTGATGTTCATCTCTTGAATCTTGTCATCATCCATGTTGTCGGTATTAAAAGCCTCGTATGTTTCATCGGATGAATCAAAGTAACGGCTCACTTCACCAGTTTGTGGATCAATTACCGTTTTAACCATATGGGCAGGAACAATAATTCTCTTTTTCCCTAGCCTAAACTCACGGTTAAAGCTGTCAAAGGCGGTGTCTATTGCTTTAATGGTATCTAAGGCATTGGCGTATAGAGATATTCCCAAAGGTGACTGCATATCAATATTATTAGCACTATTAGGCTTAAAATAAGAGAATATAGAGCGTTTTAAGTTGTTTATATACGTTTCTTCTTCTAAATTAGGGAAATAGTCTTCTAATGGTACTTTAACGCCTAAATCATTACCATTTTTAGACTCATAGACTTCATTCCTAATGACATAAACACCGTTTTCCCATAAATGCCATTCTAGGTGAGTATATTTCTTGTCACGTTTTTGGAACTCAAAAGGGAACACCGCTTCATATATTGAGTCATTGCGCCATGAAATAGGTATAAAGCAATCAGCCGTTACGAAAGATAGCATGATTTTGTCATTTTCGATATAAGGCTTGATTACCATACCACCATGTGCAAAGGAATACTCCAGATAGTCCTGGAACTTCTTATCGAATTTATTGTTTTTAAATACTTCCTCGATAAACTCTGACACTGTGTCATCATCAATACTGATTTCGCATTTTTCGTTATAGACAAGTGAAGCCATTTCCTCAGATGCAACTTTAGGCATCATAAGAGTGTCCATTTTGCGTGTTTTATTTCCTTCAATGGTTTTATATCTAACCTTATGAAAAGGCTCGTGATATCCCGCGTAAAGTGCTTTCCATTCATCTATTTTTCGAAACATTTCTTCGTTTAAAGAAATATCCTTATGATTACTTATCTTTTCAATCGACTTAATTAACCCCAAGTATGCAGCCCCCTTTCTTAAGAAGTTCATTATTTTCTTGAACAAGGTATCACCCCTTAATGTTTCAGTCCAAGCTTCCTTAAATTGTCATTTACGTAATAAGCAAACATATCACATGTATGATCATCAACCTCAATAACTTTTGGTTTTGGTGTTTTTATACTGTCTGCATCCCACTGATACTTTTTATGTTCCTCAATAAACACTTGGTTATTAGGTGTGTCTAAATAATAAAAACGTCCTTGAGCTAATAAGTCATGGACGTTATCAATCATATCAACTTTTGTTTTCTTGGCTATAGGATGAAGCCTAATGCTGTAATCTTTAAACACTTGGTTTCTGAGTGCTCCCTCCGCTGAATCTATCGTCATTACATCAATCGGTTTGGGATAAGCATTCCTAATCAACTGCTGCCATTCATAATATTCTTTCGATAATTCGCTAGGTGCTTTCTTATTTACTTTACCTTCTGGAGAATAATAATAAGTGTCTAATAAAATAACATTTTGCTTAGCTGTTAATGCGAAAGCGCCATGAGTAGTAGCAGATACTTGATGCCCTGTATCTGTCGATGTATCAATTAGAATAATTGGATCATCAGCAGGCAACTCTCTTAACGGCTTGAATAGATTCATATTATAAACATTGGTTCCAAGCCCTACCGGTTCCCCTAAATAAAGATAACGGTAATAATCATAGTCATTCTTTTTAATCCTTTCAATATCCTGGAGCATTTGTTCAGTCACAAAGCCCAATTCGTCGTTTTTATAGCTTGAATCATGTACTAAGTAGTTTGGGTCACAAATTAAGCTATCAGACCATTCATTTATCCATGAATAAGGGTTTCTAGGTGGGTTATAAGACCAAAATATACGAACTATATCAGCTAACGGATGTTTCTGCCTCATAAATGTGATGTTTGTTTGGTCAAATTCTTCCTGGCTTTCAAATTCAGCAGCTTCTTCATACCAGACTGCTATTATGTTTCCAATGTCATTTGATTTTAATTTAGCAA